GTTTCCCAGTCACGATCGTATCGTTTTTACTTCCGCCATGCGCGACCATCAGGATCTCTACAATCTTAAACCCTCGGGCTTTACCGAAGCCGTTGCTATTCCATCCGAAACTGATCGCGTATCCCCCTTTTTGGATTTTTTCACAGAGCTCGCTTTTTACTTTTTCATAGAAGGACATGGAGGTGTGCCATGCAGTGGCCTTCATCCCGATATGTTTGTAATGCTCACTTATTTGCCTGAAGCTATAAGGTGGATCAAAGAGCACTCCATCGTAGACATGTTTTCGAGTCATCTTTTTTGAAAACTCTAGAGCTTCCATGTGGAAGGTGGTCGGCATCTCTGGGTTGTGGTCGTTGGTTATACCGGCCGGTGAATTTGCGCCGGCAAATGGATCTATCCATAACTGATCTGGTTTCACATATCGCTTCAGAAGAAATGCGATTGGCTTTATTTTGAATGTTTCGTGGTTTGGCATCGCCCATACTCTGGTGAATAGTAGACCTGCGTGTTCATGCTCGGGATATTCTAGGAGCGCATCTATATTCGCTACTCCGAAATACGTAGTTGGTTTTTTCTTTCTCATTTTTTTTCTTTGAAATAATTTATAAGTGCCTCAGTTTCTTCTCTCTTCAATTTCCTTCCGAACCTGCGCTCGATGTATGCGATCTGCATCTTCACCCAGAGTCCGCCATATACTAGTGGTTTTTTTCTCATATCTTTTTCATGCACTCATCGCACGGTACGTAGTCGTATCCGGGAGGTATCATTTTTTCATGCACCAGCACTCTGTGTTGCGCTGGGAGTATCCCGACCAGTACTTCTTTGACAAATTGTTTAATGCAACATTCTGGTATTTCCCAGACCTTGCCGATCATTGTGTGCATGATGGTCATGTACCGCTTTTCAATCCTGCGATGCTCTAGCCATCGTCTGTTGTATTCTACTTTGGTTATGCCTCTCATTGGTGTTGTCATTTTATTTTTGGTTTTCTGGGAATAATGTTTGGTGTGCTAAATCTTTTTCGTAGTCGTAGAGTCCATCCTGTCGTAGTAAGCTCGCGAGTTTCGGGAAGTCCTTCACATAGCATGGTACCTCGGCGACAATTTCGTTTGTGATCTGGTCTAGGGTGATTTGCACTGGTATGGTGCGTGTGCCTGCGAAGAACTCCTTGGCTCGGGCCATATTCAGGCCATAGTATGCTTTTTTTGATTTTCCGAAGAGCTTTGGTTTGTAGATGAGCCCTCCGAAGCGTACGAGGTCACCGAAGCGTGCGTATTCATTCCGGCCGAGCAGATGTCTGATTTCCTTCATCTCGAAGTCATGCTTTCGTTTTTTCCTAGCCAGCAGTATACCCTGTAGAGTGCATCAATCAGTTCCTTATAGAGTGCCACTTTGCGATCCGTGATACAGGAGTTGCAGAATGGGCAATGTTTTATTTTATTCCTCAATTCGTGAACTTTTTGTTTTGTTGCTTGATTTTCTGGTGTCATTGTAGTTGTTTTAAGTTTTTAATGTTCATCTTGTCGGCTAGTACTCGTACCTCTTCACTTCCGACTATCACCGCCCTGCCTTCCTTCATTTCGATCTTGTTTTTTATTTCCACATCTTTCTCGTTTGTCGGGATGATGCTGACCATGAAGGATGGGTTGATGATGCCTTGCTTCACTCGGATGAGCGACTGGTCTATATTTTTCTGTATGTGGGCCAAGTCAGCTTCATCGATTTTTATATTGGCCCCTCGGCTCATTTCTACTAGGTATATCATTTGATTTTTCTTATTAAGTCGTAAACTTCGTCCGTATCGGCCCCCTTCGCCCACTTCACTTTTTCATTTACAATTTTTACCGCCTTTTCAATTACATCTTTTTCTTTATTTTCTAGCAGTATGCGAACTTCATTTATCCACCAGTCAGAGCATTCCCCAGTGGTAGGGTATTCTCCATCGAATTCAAACATATCAGAGCGCCATTTGTAGTATTTTTTTACTAACTCTACATCCCATTTTTCTTTATTTATCATGCGATTGTTCGTTTAGGTTTGTTGGTAGTGGTCGACTTTTGGTTTTCTTGATACTTTCGGCGCGCCCAGTTCAGAAGGGCGGCATAGTGGCTCGCGTAGCGTTTCCCTTTGGATGCCATGTAGGAACTCAGCTCTTCAATCAGGATCTTGGTATTTTTTTCTCCGATCCGTTCTGTGAGCTTATCGTATTCATCCTTTTTTAGAAACACATTTTTGAATTCTCCGTGAGCGTCTTTCTCTTCTCTTATATTAACTTCACTTAACTTAACTTCACTTAACTTAGGCGGACGATTTTTCCGGTCGGTTTCCAGTTGGTTTCCATTTGGATTTTCTGGGTATTTTGCTACCCTATTTCTGTCCGTTTTGAAGGTCTGGTGATCCTCCCATTTTACTATTTGTATGTATTCTTCATCCTCGATTGAGTAGCGTTCTATGAGTTGTTTTTTTGCAAGTTCTTTGAGTGATTTTTCTATTTCTTCTACTGATTCATCTCGGAGTGGCATCACTATGCCTTTTACTATTTTTGCGTTCCCATCCATCCGGCCATAGTCATCGCAGTGGGGTATTATCCATGTGAAGAGTAATGCCTCAAGAGTAGAGAGTGCAGAGAGTTTTTTTGATGTTGATATGCTTTTTGAAATCATACGTCTTTGTGCCATAGGTTTTATTATACCGACCTGTCGGCTATTCACCTAGTGGATAACTCTGTGAATAGCCCGGTCTGGCAGATTAAAGGATGTCTTCACCCTCTTCAGGGTAGCCACCATCTTGATTATCGTTGTTTTCTTTAGTTTTTGGAGTGAATGGAAAGATGTTTGCTTCAAGTCCTATTGCTGGGATCTCTATTATTCGACCCACTGAACCATCATCTTTGTGGAATTCTGTGATAGTTCCGATGTTATTCCACTGAGTTTTTTCACTTCCATCTTTCGCCTCGTACTTCTTCGGCTTTGAGATATTGAATCTTATTATTTTCATATAATTATAGTAGCTCCTTTTCGCAGAGCTTGTTTATCCCGACCCACGCGCGTTTCATACGCGCTGTCATTTTAATAATATCTACCATCGTTCGCTTGGTTGTATATCGCACCATTTCGCCAGTGGGAGTGAGTGATCCGTCATCATTGTACTTCACTACCACACACACCAGCTCGATGTCTTGCGGTATTTTTCCTGTTTTGAGCCACATCCCAGTTGCATAGAATGTTATTTGGCCCGATTCGTCTGCCATTTTTTGAGTCCATGCCCGGGTGCTAGATTTGTACTCTTTGAATGCTGTCATGTCTGCCTTCATGGTGTCTGGTTTGCAGAGTATTCGGATGGTCTTTTTTCCGTCCTTTAGATCTACTTCAAATGGTACATCTCGCAATTCAAATTTTGGTATTTTAGTCATCATGATGTCTAGCACTGGATCGCCTGAGAGTTCATCGTTTTCCAGTGCATCTGCCATCACCGTTCCATATGCCATATTGCGCGTGATTCTCTGTGGCTTTTTGTAGATGTATTGATCCACGTACTTTTGTGGAGCCATCTCAAAGAGTGTCATTTGCGAGAAACTTAGGTATGGTCTAGGAGTCATCATTACGCTATTGTACTATCTATTTGATTAAACTTCGACTCTATTGCCTTGAGTAGTTCTGCTTTTTGTTTTGCATCGTACTTGGTGGTCTTTTGCACCTTGGCCTTTAGCTCTTCGAGTTCTGGGATGGTTGCTTTGTCTATCATGCCTATTATCGTCTGTAGCCCTGCCTGTGCCTTGTCTGCGCCCGATGTGTCAGTTTGCCCTCTGTCGAGCTCTTCTTGCGCGTACATGCCCGATAGGAGCTTAGGGAAGGCCTTTCTGAGTGCCAATGCCTCTGCACACTTGCCGAGCATCAGATATGGGCGTATATGCCACTGGAAGCCCATTTTTGGCCCCGGGTAGTATTCTGCCCACCTTGCTGTCGCTGTAAATGGGTATCTCTGGCCCTCCACAATCTTGTAGACCGTTACCATCGCTGTCTTTGGCGCTCCGAATATCTTGCCGTGTTTGTCGTTTTTGTCTGGGATGGTTACCTCATGCTCTTCACCGAATACTGCATCTTCATTTCCTGCGTATGCGCCACTACTCTCTGCGATTGCTCGGAAGCCATCGATGCTCACTTGTATTGCTCTCACTTCTTTTCCTTCTTTGCTATCCCAGCGTGGTACTAGGAAGACCTGCTTTAAGAATGGGTTCAAGTTGGCTCCCTTACACACTTGGATGAAGAGTCTGAGTTCATCATCACTCGCACCTTTCGCTACTGTTCGCTTCACGAGCTCGATCTGATTCTTGCTCATTTTTCCGAATGCATCTGCTGGTGCTATTTCTCTATTCTCGATGATCCTCTCGATTACCTTGATTTCCTTCACTTCTTCTTTGGTGTGTTCTGGGCTTGGATGTGTATCAGGCAGTGTACTCTTCTCGCACCGATCGTGACTGGGAAAC